CGAATACTCCATCAAGACAAGCAAGTAAATCTTTTTGTCTTTGGTTTGCAATGTAAGCACCGATCTTTTGACCAATTGCTGCCATTGGGTCTGAACCAGCTGCAAGTGCAGCTAAGTCTCTTGATTCAAACGCACGACCACGATGTAAGATAACTCCAACTTGTTTGTCGGTGGAAATCTTGCCGGGAGTCAATGAAGAAGAATCTGAAAGAACCTCAAAATCACCACTTAAGTTTGCGGAGAAAAAAGGTACATTAACGAAATCACCACCCTCTGTTGCATTTAGCTCTGCCATTGGTGCGACCACACCGCTTGCAAGAAAGGCATCTCGCTGAGTGGTCTGTTCAATGACATAAGGCGTAAATATCTCAGGGATGATAATATCACTCCTTAGAACTGCCATGTCCTGAAAAATAATTTTAACGGTGTGGGCGTAACCCTATTTGACTTAGCGTAGCTTTGCCTAATATTTATATACTAACGTGTTTTGGCAATATCTCTCAACTTTTGCCAAGTTTCTTTTCCATATGTCTTAAAGATTCTACCCTGTTCTGTAATATCTTCTGTTGCTTTTAAAAATGGTTTCAACATATCTTCTGAAAAATTATCGGTAGATGGTCTTGATATAGGCGCACCGCCACCTGTTGGTAATTTATTTTTTAACAGATAAGGTTTTTCTTTCTCAAGTTTGTTTTTTACATAATCTTGAACTGGTAACTGTTCGTACCCATCTATGACAACAGGTATGCCTTCTTTAATCTGCATCTGATCTTTTGGTACAAGATTATTTAATACCAACTCTGGATCGTGAGTTATTTCTGATAAAGCTTGCATTGCAGGGGCAATAAGTTCAAGTTCCCTGTTTCTTGCTGTTAACTCTTCAATTCTTTTTTTATCTTCAGCAGATTTATCTCTGTATTGCTGTTCTAATTTTTGTGTAGCTTCTGTGTACTTTCCTTCACTCTCAAGCTGTTCACGTTCATGTTTTTGTTTAAACGCTAACAAAGACTCATAGTCCTCTGGCACTTTAGTTTCTTTTTTTTGATTCTGAAGCTTACCTATCAATTCATAGTTTTTTGCTTCTAATTTTTTAACTGATTCTTTTAACTGCTCAACTTCTGTGTTGTTTGGTGTTGGTGGCGTAGCCACTTCCTTGTTTTCTTCTGACATAAATTAAAGCGTAGCTTTTAAAAATTAATATACCAAATTTATGACCACTTGACTTTATTAGCCCAAAAGGCTGCACTCATTTTACCTTTTGCAATATTTTTTGCGTGTCTTGCTTTAAATGATCTGCGCTTTGCTTTATCTGCATCTGACTCGCCTTGTCTTGGTGGTTTGTTCTTTGCACCCTGCATACCAAAACGAATTAATTTAACTCTGTCGCCTTCTTTTGCTAAAACAACGTGTGACTTTTTAGGGTGATTTGGTGTTCTTTTTGGTTTATTAAAACCAGCAAGACCAAATTTTTTTATTCTAGGGTCACTCATCTTTTTCTATATTTTTTAAATATGGCCATGTCTACTGTTCTTGCTTTATCTCCTCTCATATAACTATTTACCCGACCCATTGCCCATGCAGCCATTGGTACATTACGAGAACCGCCAGAAAGATATGCACCCTGACCTTTTCTGTAAACTTCTGCAAGTTCACCATATTTAAACTTAGTGCCTTCAGCCTTTTTTTTAAGGCTATTTTTTACGGCGGCGCTTAGTGGTTTTCTTCTGCTTTTTTGTGACATCTTGGGCAACTCTTGATTTTTGTACCGCTTTTACATCAATAAAAGCACCAGCTTTGTAAAGCTTAGCTGTTCTTTTAATTTCAGCAGCTTTGGCAGATGGATTTCTTGAACCAGCTAAATACTTTTTAGGTATGCCAGTTTTTTTATCTTTAGGAACCCTTCTTAGCTTTCGCATCTTTCTTTGGTTTTGGTGTCTGTTTTGCTTTTTTTGCTTCAGACAATCTTTCAGCTAATGATTTTGCCATTACTTCTTACCACCTTTTTTCTTTTTTTTCTTTGGTGGTCTACCCACCTTTGTACCATAGGTACCCTTTCCCATTGGCATGATTTACAAAGCAACTATTAATATCATATCTTTTATTTTGTTTTCCGTCTTGTTTTTTGCTTTTTCTTACCAGCTTTTGACAAAGCAATAGCAACAGCTTGGCTTCTACCATAACCTTCTTGCATAAGTTGCCTTATATTGCTTGTAATTGTCTTTGGTTGTCTCCCTTTTTTAAGTGGCATTTGGATATTTTTTTATTAACTCTTTTAATGGTAGCTCTGTTCCATCATCTTTTATTATTAATCGCAAAGCCTCTCTTGGACTTTTTCTTTTTTTATCAATCAGATAATTAAAAAATCTTTTTTTATTACCAAGTGCATCGGTTTGTATTGATGGATTATCTTTTAACCAAGTCGCATAATTCATACCTTGTGGCACTCTGCCAGTAGCACTTGGGCGAGTATCAGGAAATTTTTTTCGCAAATCTTCGTCATCTATTATTGGAACAGTAGTTGACCTACAATTAAAATGTTGTGGTGGCATAGGACCTTCTCCATATTTAAAAATTCTTCCATCTAAACTTCCGCAGATCGCACTTGTTCTCGCATCTAAAGTTGCAACATATTCATATCTTTGCGTAACCTCTTGATTTGCTGCATATGTTTCTTGATTAACAGAATTTTGTACTTGATTAACAGAAGTTCGTACAATAGTCATTACTTGGTTGTTTGCTAACTTCATGCCATCTCCACCAGCAAGTCTTTGTGCTTTTGCTGTCATGTTTTGGTTTGCACCAAACTGCAATCTACCTCTTAGTCTTTTTGCAATCTTGGGAATAGATTCGCCTTCTGTAATACCAATACGAATCTGACTTGAAATTAATTCTGCTTGTTTTGTAGATATTCCACGAAAAGCTTTTTCTGCTACTTGACCGCTTGGTAAAGTAATTGCAGAACCTTTGGCTGCAGTAAGGTTAAATGTTCTTTGAACAGTAGATTCTAGATCAGTCGGTAATGTTAATATGTTTACTTCTGTCGGGTCAGTAAAAACAATACTACGAGCAAAGTCTGGAGATATTTGTACAGAGTTAACTCCAACAGTACCTTTTGGTAATACCCTTTCAAGTTGATCTTTTACAAATTCTGTTTGGAATACAGCAAGACCTTGTAGTTCGTCTGCTAAATAAACTGCACTTGCATTAGACCAACTTTCAAGACTTTCTTTCATTTGCACCAACATAGCTCTAATTCTTGCGACAGTAGCTGGTGCTGTAACTTCATCTATGGTTGCCAATTTATTTGTTAAATCTAAAATTACATTGTTGTAATTCGTAACAATCTGTCTAGCAACTTGGTTGCTGTAGCGGTTTAAGTCAATCGCCTCTCTGTAAAAAGTTTCAGGTGTTGACATAAATTACTCTTCATCTTGTTCTGGTTCATCTGGTTCTGCTTCTTGTTTCGGCTGTGCCATTTCAACCATGCCACCAGTTTGCGTTGCTTCTATTTCTTCTTCAACATCAAACTCATCACCAAGAACCTCACCCTCAGTAAGTTGGTCAAGAAGTGTTTTCTGTGTAATCGAACCAGAAGTGTAAAGTGTAAGTAATGCTTGTATTTCTTGTGGCTCTAATCTTTGTGATAGGAAGTCTCTGTTTACAAAACAACTTCCAGCTTCAGAATTTATATATTGACTATGAAACATTAAACAGTTATCAATCATGTCTTGCATCTGTTGAGCTACAACCATCATTGTTGAATCGCCTTGCGATCTATCTATTCGTTTTGCTTCTGCTGTTTCTGCAGATAACTTTTGACCAAGTACTGCTGCAAGACCTAATTCATTGATTTGACTTTCTAATCTATCTAATCTACGAAACTGTGCATCATAACTTTTACCATCTGGTTCAATATATTCAGCACGACCATCTGCTGGAAAAGCAATAGCTTCGCCCGGACCAGCCGACACCTCTTCAGCATTTTGTGGAAAGCCATAGAAGGCAAGCATTGGTACTGCTGATATATGTAGTTGGTTATCAAGGTCAGATTGTATTTGGTAAGCTTTTAAATTTAGTTCTGCTATATCTGCCATAGGCGGTCTTGAATCCAGAAGGTTAACTCTGTTGGAATAAGCAACAGAAAAAGGTATTTTATCAACTGGCATTGTTCCTTCATCTACTTTTACAAACTTACCTGTCTTTGCTTTTCTGTGTATTTCAAAATTGCCGGGTGTAAGCAAACGAACTTGCTCTACAATTTTTTCGCCATATAAACCATCTGGCTCTGATACTTTTTCTTGTAGTCTTAATTGTGTAAACTGCATTTCGCCATCTATCATCTCTGTGCGAAAACCTAAAATATCTCTTGGTGTATATGTAACCCAATATGGTCTACCACTAGAACCAGTTGCTGGCGCATCTATCAAAACACCAACATGACCATAACGAATCATTTTTCTTGCTGTCTCATATGTCCAAACATTGAGATCATTACCTTGTAAATCTACGTTGAACAGTTGTTCTCTTATGGCATCTCCTGTCTCGTTTAGTCTTACTGGTTTACGAGTTAACATACCAGCCAACATTCTTTCTAGCCTAAGAAAATAAGGTGGACAGACAGAACGAGCTAATCTATTGTCATAACTTTCATCCAGTTCCCTAGGTTCTTGCATTAGATATTTTCTATGCTTTGACCTCATTTGATATGTGCCACCAAGTAAATCTTCAATTAATATCCAATGTGGCTCTTGCTGAAACCATGTATTGTTGGGGTCATTTATTTCTGTACCTCTACTACCGGCTGTCTGTCTGTTGTAATGACTATATCCAGAATACACAGTTTTGCTCCAATGTTTGTTTATAGTTTAGACAATAATCTTAATAAAGCCTAATACCAGTTTTGCGACCAGCCCCCATATGTAAGGGATTGAACAACCGCCAAGTTATGTAACCAAGCGCATCATTCATATGATCATACCCTGCATCTTTGTCTGGTTCTCCTCTTTCGTTATAACTTTGCAACTCTAAACATTCAATTAACTTTACAGCTTTTTTTGAAATCATTAATCTTGTTTCGCCTTTTCCATTTAACAGTAAACCTTGCACAGAGTTAACCCTGTCTCGTACTGGTGGGTTAGACAAAGCAGATTGATTAACAAAGCCATAGCTTTCTAATATTTGGATATCGGTCTTTGTAGCATTTGTACTTCTGTTTCCACCTGACGCATCAGGATAGATATATATTTTGTTGAAAGGGTATCTCCCTTTAATTTCTTTTGCAATACTGTCAGTATCGTGGCTTTTTGAGATTTCATCTATGACCATAAATTTATTACCTACTGCCACACCAATTACTGCATTCATGTTTCCAATGTTAAAGTCAATTCCAATTCGTAAAGGTTCATTATCATCAACATATGGATTATTCTGTAAAACATGAATTTTGCGATCAAACTTATCGTAGACTTGTCCTGTGGTTAAGTTGCAGAAATTTCCGTTGAGGTAAGCCTGTATAAGTTGTGGTGGGTAGTTTTCGAGTAATGAATCAATAAAACCCTCTGGAAGATATGGGTTATCTGCTGTCTTTGCTTTTATCAACCGAGTATCTTCTTTGGCGTTTTTTTCAAAAGTATCAAACGCCCATGAGTGACCCTCTGGTGTTGTAGTAGCGTAAAACTGTTGAACATTACCTGACCTGAGTCTAGCAAGTGCCATATTCATTGCTTGCTCTGCATCTCGTTTTGCAACAGTATCTGCTTCATCAAAACCAACAGCACATAAGTTTTGACCACGCAATCTTTGGTAGGTCAAGATGGTTCTTAACAGAATAGTATGTACACCTTCTTTAAATTGCAATTGGTACTCTGGCAATGGACTTGCTCTAAATGTATATGGTATCTGCCATTCATCTAACAAATCATTCATAGTTCGCATCAGTATGTCTCTTAACATTGGTGCAGTAGGTTCAAAGATTGCTGAGATATGACCAACATTCATAGATGCCAACAGAATTGATTTACTTACAAGTGCATATGTCTTACCAGCACCAAAGCCACAGACCAAAGCTAATTTTCTATGTTCTGTATCAGCGCAAAACTTTTCTTGATGTGGTAGTAAATTAGATGTAATTCTATCTTGTACTGTCTTTGTGGAAGGTATATCAAATAGGCCATCGCCAAATAATACATGACCTTTTTTAACTGTTTCAAGAATACTCATGAGCAAAGATCAGCTAACTTGGCCGCAGTGTTGATTGCGCCAAGAGCTATATTGAGTTGTCCATTTCTTCTTGCTTCCATCTGTAAAGTACTGCACTGACTAAGTAAATCAGCAATCATCTGTGGTCTTTCTATATCCCAATCTGCCCTTAATTGTGTTCTTGCTTCTTTTAAAT